TGTGGGCCAACGCCAGCAACAACTCCGGCCTCTACATCGGCAGTAACTACTACTACGCCGCTGACGGGAACCGGAAGTATCTCGTCAACGGTGCCGCTACCGAGCTTGGGCTGTCGAGCAACGGTGGCATCTTTGTCGGCATTGCCGCCTCTGGCACGGCAGGAAACAACGTCACGTTCACGCAGGCGATGACGCTGGATGCGAGTGGGCGGTTAGGTATTGGCGCATCGGCTACCAGCCCCGGTCAGTTGCTTACGCTTCGTCCCGCGTCTGGCAACTTCTACACCAGCTTTGTTGGTGATGCGTCGGCGCTGATGGGCTTGTTGTTTGGTACGTCCGGCAATACGGTGGATGGGCAGCTTACCTATAGCAATTCAACGCAGGTGATGTCGTTTGTCACCGCCACCGCCGAACGCGCACGCATCACGAGCGGGGGGTATTTCAAGGCGTCGAACGATGGGACGTATCTTGATGCAACGGCGTCGTACCACGAAATCCGTCAAACGACGAATAGCAACAGCGTCATCATTTCATCGTCAAATGCGTCATTTACTGCTGATGTTTTGCAGGCCAGAGCATCTCGCAATACAACTAATAACACGTTTTATGCCATCACCTATTTCAATGATGGCGCTGCGGCATATAAGTTCCGCGTGGCTGATTCCGGTGATGTCACCAACACGAACGGCACCTACGGCACCATTTCGGACGCCAAGCTGAAGCACAACATCACGGATGCGCCTTCGCAATGGGATGACCTGAAGGCGATTCGGTTCCGCAAGTATCAGATGATTGATGACCCGAGCCAGCGCACGATGTTGGGTGTCGTAGCGCAAGAGCTTGAACTGGTGTCACCCGGACTGGTTGAGGAACATGCTGACACCGAGCGGGTGGAAGTGCCGGTGCTGGACGAGGATGGCAACGAGACGGGCGAGACCACGACCGAGACCCGCCCGACCGGAACCGTCACCAAGTCCGTCAAGACTTCGGTGTTGCTGATGAAGGCGGCGGTGGCGCTTCAGGAAGCGATGGCCCGTATCGAGGCGCTGGAAGTCGAAGTCGCCGCGCTGAAGGCTGGCGCGTGATAGACTGGCTTCGCGGCATCGGGCGGCAACTGCTCCGAGCCTTCGGGCTGGGCAAGCCAAACCCGCCCCTCAACTGGGGACAGACCGTGTTCCCCGTTGAGGACCGCTCGAAGCTCGACGCCCTCTGGGTCGCCCAGCACGCCATCGTGGTGTCCAAAGGCGGCACCCCGAGGTACGCCAGCCCCGAAGGTCTGCGCTACGGGGTCTACCAGTACGACCGCTTCCCCGACGGCTCGACGCATTGGGGCAAGTATTGGGGCCATAGCCGCGTGATTGTGGTCCTGAAGGGCCACGAACACAACGCCAAGCTCTGGTCGCACGAGTGCCGACATGATGTGCTGGGGACGGAAGCGCACCCGGCGGAATGGTTCAACGGATCGTCACTGGAGATGCCATAAATGCCGCGAAACATGAGCGAGTTCTGGGAGAAGCCGAACCCGAAGGAGAAGTCTGAGAAGCTGACGCCCGCCCAGAAGGCAAAGGCCAAGGCGCGGGCTGAGGCCGCGGGTCGGAAGTACCCGAATCTGGTCGATAATGCGTGGGCCGCCAACTCAAAGAAGGGGAAATAGCGATGCCGATCAAGTCGATGGCGCAACTCCGGGCGATGTACGCCGCGGCCGAGGGCCGTGGGGAGTCAGAGATCCCCAAGAAGGTGGCCAAGAAGTTCATCAAGGAAACTCCCAAGAAGTCAATCAAGGACCTGCCGGAGCGGGTCCGGAATACGGGCAGTTACAGCGGGTCCGCGGCCCAGCAAGGCTGACCCCGACACGTTATATTCACCCCCAGCAGACACCACGAGAGACTCCAATGGCGAGCTTGACGAGCAGATTAGCAGGATGGGCGGCCGGACGGCTGAAGGGCGAGAAGGCCCGCAAGAAAACGATGGAGTTCATCGACGAGACGGGCGTCGGCAAGTTGCTCAGTCTGGCTGGGGACGCCGCGATCCTCGGGGGTGCTGGCAAGGTGGCAGGGGCCGGAGCTCGGGCGATTGGGGCGAAGCTCGGGATTGGGGGGGCAACCCCGATGGCATCCGGCGACATTGCGGCGAAAAAGGGATTTCTGGGTTTTGGCAAGCGGCCGCAGATGACACCGACCTTTGACCCCGCCGGGAACATCACGGGATATACGCCTGTCGTTGACCCAGCCGCATCACTGGCAAGGGCGCGGAGTATGACGCCACCCGGAATGCCCATTAGCGACGCGGCGCGGAACGACGCGCTGAGAGCGGCGTTGGACAAGGCCAACGTCGGCATTGAGCAAAACATTTCCCGCGCCGTTGGGCAGGGTCCGAACGTTATGGCTGGGAAGCTGGCTTACACGCCAATTCCCGGGGCCAGCGCTACGTCACGCCTGACCGCGGACGCGATGACCCGTCTTGCCGGGATGGGACCACAGTCACCCATTAACACGGAAGCCATCGGACGCTTTGTATCCCGAGCGCCTGACATCGGAAATGTCGGGGCGATTCCTAATGTGCCGGGGATGGACCTTGGCCGTATGGCTCGCGATGTCAATTTCCGTGGCATCGGCGATATGGTGCAGAGGGGTGCGGCAGACTACATCGGACAGCCTAGAACGATGGCCGAGCGGCTGGCCGGAGCGGCTGGCCGGGTTGGCGGCGCGGTGCGCGGGGTCGGATCCTACCTTGCTCGGAAGCCCGAGGTGGCGGGGCAGGCCCTGACCGCTTACACCACCGCCCGGCAGGGCGCGGCGAACCGCCAGATCCAGCGCGAGCAACTCGCCCAGCGCGAGAGCGAGTTCGAGCGGGAGTACGGCCTGCGGAAGGGACAGGACGAGCGTGAGCTCGAGCGTCAGCGCCGGATCGCCCAGATGCTGGCCCCGCTGTTTCAGCGGATCTCCGGAGGGCAGGGCTAATGGCAGACTATAGCTCCCTCTTTGGCGGGGCGTACAAGAAGCCCAGCGGAATGCAGGGCGACGAGGAGCAACAGCGTCGCCAAATGCAACAACCGCAACAGCCGATGCAACAAATGCAACAGGCTCCGCAACAGCGGACCTTTGCCCAGATGCAACAGCAGGGGCAAGCCCGTCCGGCTCCCCCGCCCCCAGCGGCTCCCCCGCCGTCGGCCCCGCAGACCCCGCAATACCAGCAGTCGCAGGTCGGCCAGCAGGCCGTGGGGATGTTGCAACAGCAGGCCCAGCAGTTGATGGCCCAGCCGACCCGCTTTGAGGCTCCGCAATTTCAGCAGATCCGGCAGGCGCAGGCGGCCAACCTACAGGCCGAGTACCAAGCCGAGCAACAGCGCCTGAACGAGGACTTGGCCCGTCGCGGGCTCTCGGCCTCCTCGATCGGCGGTGGGCGGATGGGCGATCTGGCGGGCCAGCAGGCCCGGGCGCTGGCGTCCTTGGATGCCCAGCTCCTCCAGCAGGCCGCGCAGACCCAGATGCAGGATCGCCTCGCCGCGGCCGGGCTGACCCAGCAACTGGCCCAGACGGCCGAGGGGCAGAACCTTGCGGCCTACCAAGCGAACCTCGCTGGACAGGGCCAAGGCTTTGGCCAGCAGATGCAGGCCGCCCAGATGGGCGAGCAACAGCGGCAGTTTGACATCCAGCAGGCCCTGCAGGAGCGGCTCGGGCTGGGTGGCCTTGGGGTCCAGCAACAAGAGCTGGCCCAACGCGCCCAGCAGTTCGGGCAGTCGCTGGCCGAGCAACAGGCGGCCCGTCTCCAGCAGGGGACGCAGGCCGAGCGCGAGCTGGCCCTCCGGCAGACCTTGGGGCTGGGTGAGCTCACCGGGCAGGTCGGCACCCAAGAGACGCTGGCCGCTCGGCAACTGGCCCAACAGGCCGCGCAGGCGGAGGCCCAGCGGAAGTTTGAGGCCGAGCAGGCGGGCCTCCAGCGTCAGTTCGCTGGCGGCGAGTCGCAAGCCGAGCGCGATCTCCGCGAGCGCTTGATGGCGCAGGGCCAGACCTTTGAGGCGGCGCAGGCGGAAGCCCAACGGCAGTTCGCGGGTGGGGAGTCTGCCCTCGAGCGCTCACTCCGTGAGCGCCTGCAGACCGGGCAGATTACGGCCCAAGAGGCTCAGCAAGAGCGGGACATCGCGGCCCGGCAGGCCCTCCAGACCGAACAGATCACCGCGCAGGCGGGTGAGAGTGCGCTTGAGCGGGCCTTGCGGGAGCGTCTCCAGACCGGAGCGCAGACGTTTGAGGCCGCCCAAGCCGAGGCCCAGCGTGGCTTCGCGGGCGCGGAATCCGCGCTCGAGCGGTCGCTTCGGGAACGGCTCCAAACGGGCCAGATCACCGCGCAGGAAGCCCAGCAGGAGCGGGATATTGCGGCACGGCAAGCCTTGCAGACGGCCCAGTTTGGGCAGGAGACGGAGCAGGCTCGCCTTCAGCGTGAGTTTGCCGGGGGTGAGTCCGCCCTTGAGCGGGCGCTTCGCCAGACCCTGCAAACCGGGGCGCAGACCTTCGAGACGGAACAGCAACGGCTCCAGCGCGAGTTCGCTGGCGGCCAGAGCGAGCTTGAGCGGGCGCTCCGCGAGCGCCTGCAGGGCCAGCAGATCACCGAGTCGCAGGCGGACCGCGCCCTGCGCCAACGGCTGGCGGAGGCCGAGCTCTCGGGGACGTATGGCGGGCAACAGACGCTGGCGGCCCAGCAGTTCGCGGCCCAACAGCAGGCCCAGCAGAACCAGCTCTTGGTCCAGCTCGCTGGGCTAATGGCGGGTGGCGACCCGGCGCTCCTGCAGAGCGTCCTCGGTCGCTTCGGGATCGGCACGGGTACCCCAGTGACGAATGCCGCGGCTCCGGCGACGGCTCCGACCCCGGTGCAGGTACCTGCCCCGACGATCCCCCCGCAGACCCCGGCGTATGCCCCGAACGCGCCGACCATCGCGCCGACGGGCGAAACCGCACCGACGGGCTTGAGCCCGCAGGCGCTGGCCCAGCTTTCGATCCTCCAGCAGATGTCGTTTAATCCCTACAGCTTTTACGGGGCATAAGTATGGCGAATGGTGAATGGCTGACCCAACTGCTCTCCGGCCTCGGCGGCGCGTTTACGGGCGAGGTCGCGGCCCGCTCGCGGATCGCTGAGGAGCAGGAGGCCCAGCGGAAACGCGACGAAGCGGAGCGCCTGAAGGAGCAGGAGCGCTCGCTGAGTGAGCTCCGGAGAGGCCTGCTCCAGAGTTTCTCTCCAGAGAACGCTAGAGCCGCGGCCGCGAAGGGATTACCAACCGCAGAAGTGGCGGCCATCATGCGGATGAACGAGCCGACCAAAACAGAGCCAAAGATCACTGAACGGCGCGAGAATGGCGGCATCGCCATCTACGAGGACGGCAACTTCAAGTCGTGGAAGATTCGTCCACCTGCTGAACGTGAGGGGCCGTCTGCGCTCCAGCTTGCTAATGTGGCGCGAGGGGATGTTCGTGCGGCGCGAAGTGAACTTCGTGGGGCGGAGGCGCTATACGGAAGCACGATGGCGCGAGCTCCCAAGCAGAGCCAATTCCTTACACCGCTTGATGAGCCGGACACTCTGCAATATCGGCTGGCGCGTGAGTCGTGGCGCCCAGAGTCAATTTATGCCGCACAGCGACGGGCAGGGGCACAACAGGATGTCGAGGAGGCGGAGCAAGAGTTTCGTCGCGTGACGGGCCAAGCGGCTCCTGCGGGTGCGCCTGTGGTAGGCGCTGGCGCTCCCGTGCGGGCCTCGGCCGCGTTCCAGCAACAGATCGCGAATGACTTGCGCGACAAAATTGCGGAGATTGTTCGTGATCCAAGCATGAGCCCAGCACAGAAGCAGGCTATGATCCAACGTGCCAGTGAGCAGGCCGCCGCCTTCCTTCGCCAATAATCGCAATGACCGCTCCCGGTAATTTGTTTGACAACATCTACAAGTCGCCGACGCAACGTTCGACGACGGGTAACCTGTTCGATAACATCTACATCTCGGAGGAGGAGCGGAAACGCCGCGAGGCGGAAGAGGCGCGTCGGCAAGAGCTGTTCCGCGGGGCCGGGGCTTCTGGCACCTTTGAGGAGCCGACGCTTAGCGACCGAGCCAAGCGGATAGGTGAGCAGGCCAAGCGGCTCGGCAGTATCCTCGAGACCCGCACGACCGCTGGCGCGACGGATCTTGCCGCGAATCTGGCAGGGTTAGCGCGTCGCGTTCGGGTGCCGGGCGCGGCAACTGCGGAGACAATGTTGCGTGGGACCGCCCTCCAACAACGCCAGCAGATTCAGCCAGAGACGGCCACTGAAGCGCTGGCCGCACTAGCTGGCGAGAGTGTTGCCCCAGTCGCTTCGGCGTATGCGACGGGTGGGTTTCTTACGTCGATCGGTCGTGGAGCTGGGCCACTGGCCTCTGCGGCCCGGGCGATCGCCGGACCAGAAAAGCTCACGGGCTCGATGCTCCAGCGAACGGGGCAGGTCCTTCGGCGTGGGGTGGGTGGCACTGCAGTAGCGGCCCCACTGGTTACGGTACCGGGGGCGATTGCGGGTGGCCAGCAGTCCACGACGGCCAGCCTCTCGCAGATGCTGGATGCGCTGGCCCAGCGTCCCCGGACGGAGCTTGCGCCGGATGCGGGCATTCTTGAGCGGACAGGCCGAGCGGTTGGCGAGGCCGTCGAAGAGCCAGCACGAGAAGCCTTAGGCGCGTTGTCCAAGACGGCCGGGGGCCGTGTTGTGGGCGATCTGCTCACGGATTTCTTCTTTGGCACCGTGCCAGAGATCGGGTTCCGTGGCGGCCGGATGGCTGTTCGCGAAGGAACCGCCGCCACCCGCCGTGGCGCGACCAAGGTGTCGGATCTCATTGCGGATCGCCTGAAGCTACGGCAACCGCCGACCGAGGACGCCGCCGAAGCCGCGGCCCGGAAGCTGGCTGAGCAGGAGGCAGAGGCCGCGGCCGCCAAGGCGGCTGAGGAACAGGCCCGCCGTGAGGCCCAGCGGGCCGCTGAAGAGCGTCTGATGGCCGAGCCCCCATCCGCTATCAGTCAGGCAATGCGGGGCTTCCAGCGCGAAATGCAGGGCTACGGGCCACGGGCGCTCGAGATCCCGGCGCGTGAGGTGCCGCAGGCTCCCTCCGTCAGGCAGGCGATCGAGGAGATGCGGGCTCCATTTGTGGGGCAGGCCCGGGCTGAGCGGGAGATCGCGGAGAACGCGGCCCGGCTCGAGGCGGAGCGGGAAGCCTATCGGCAAACCGTGCGCGAGACCCGTGAGGGCCAGTTGGCGGGGCTCGGACGGCAGGCGATGGCGGCAGAGCAGGCGGCCGCGGATCAACTGGTGGCTCCGACCACCATCCAGCAACGGGCGCTCGAGGCGCTTCGCTCTCCGCGTGGGCGGGCGGCGCTGGCCGGGGTCGCGCAGGCAGGGATCGGAGCGGGGGTTGGGATGGGCCTCGGCGAGACCCCGGAGGAGAAGGCGTTCCTCGCAATGACGCTGGCTGGGGTACCTGCCGCTGGTCGGGACCTTCCGCCGTCGGCGTTGCCGACGATCCCGCAAGAGGTCCGGTCGGTGGGTCGCTTTGGGTTCGTCCGAACGCCCGAGACCTATGTGCTCGATGAGGTGCTCGAGCGTGAGCACGTTAACAATGTCCTCCGGCTTACGGAGCCGCGGCTGGCCGGACGTGGCGCGAAGCCGACCGAAGTCGCTGGCGGGACGGGACTCTTTGGCGGGGAGGCGTCGCCGAATGCGCTGTACCGCTTCGATGAGGCGGTGGATGACGACGCGATTCGCCAGACGGCGGCGATCCGCGGCTTGGCGTATGGGCAAGATCAACAGCTCTGGTATCGTCGTTCTGTCGATACCGATCTCCCGGAGAACAAAACGAAGTCAATCGTGGTCACGGGACCTGCTGGTGCGCCGCTCAGCGAGCAGGCGATCGCCGATGTAATCAGCAGAGTGCGTCAGGACGATGTGCTGGGGACCTATGGGGGCGCGACGCGAGACGGCGACCACCTAATGTTCCTCAATCTCAAGCGTTATACCGGGATGGACGACGATGAGTTCCAGCGGCGGGTTATGCAGGGACTTGCGGATGTCGGGCAACAGCACGACATTAAGCCATTCAACTCCACCTTCTACGCGGAACACCTTGATGGCACTCCTGCCTATCTCAGAACTCTCGGACGATATCCCGACGCCCTTCGTGCGGCCCGGGATGCTATCGTGGACGCGGCCCCAGAATACCGCCGCTACGCCGAGCGCATCGGAGCCGATGTCGCAGAAGTCGATGCCCGTGTCGCCGAGCGACTCGACGGCCTCGACCGACTCCTCCGACAGGTAGAGAGCCCGCCCCCACTGGGGCGGACGCAGGGCGCGATCCCACTCAAGGACGCGGCCCAGACGGTCTACACCAGATTCCCGCGGATTCTTGGCACGAAGCCAGAGCGCGTCGTGCCAGAGATGGTCTCGCGCCTAGACACGATGGTCAACGATCTCGTGGATCAAGGCGTGATTCCGCGGGAGATGGCGCAGGACTGGTATCGTGGGGCGACCCTTGACCAGCGGGCCATTGCGCGGCTGGCCCTGCCAGAGCTCCGCGAAGACCCGAAGTACACGCTCTACACCGTGGTCAACTCTATCCTGTCCTCTGGGCAGGAGGTGCCAGTCGAGACCCGGCAAGGGCTCAATGTCTTCAACCAGTACCTCAGGACTGGCCGCTTCTCGGTGCTTGATCCTGAGTCGGTGCAGTACAAGCAGGCGCTGACAGGCGGCAAGAAGGGACTTACTGGCGAGCGCGGGGAAGGAGTGCTGGGCGAGCGGATGGCCGCTTCGCCGCGGACTCTGAACCACGAGCAGGCGCTGGCCCGTCTCGATGCGATGGTGCAGTCGTTGGGCGAAGAGGGCACCATCGAGGCGTTGGTGGGTGGAGTTCCTATTCTGGGGCCGGGGCGCGTGGTCAAGGAAGAGCGGCCTGCGCTGGTCTATCTCTTTGGCCCCAAGATCGGCCAGTACGCGATGGACAAGCTCGGGATGCCGGGCGGCGGCAAGTCCACGATCGACCTCTGGATGGCGCGGCTGGACTATGCGCTTCGCGGCGACAAGGCTGGCGCGGCGGGCGGCAAGATGCAGGACGCGGTCTCGCCCGAGATGCGTCGCCGGATGCAACAGGTGCTGGCAGAGTTCGCGACCCGCAATAATATGCCAGAGTCAAGCGCTCAGGCGCTGGCGTGGTATGCCATCAAGAACGCCTTCCGTAATGCAGGGGCGAAGGAGAAACGGCTCGCCTACACGACCTTGGGCAGTGGCACGACCGAGGCGCTGATGAGTCCGGCCAAGGACTTCTCGACCCCGATCGCGCAGGGGTTGATGCGTGGCCAATCTTACGCTCGCGCCGCGGAAGGCTGGGATGATAAGACGCTCCGCGAGTTTGCTCGGCGCACTGGACGCGAAGGAGCGATTCAACCGATTGCCGGAGCCTTTGCCGGGAAAGTTTTCGATATTGGCGGAGCTACTGGCGAAGTGTTCCGCCGTCTGGCCAGCACGGAAGCTGGTAGGCGGGCGCTGGTGAAGACGGGTGTGATCGGCGCGGGTGAGCTCGTTGAGACGGCGGGTGAGGGCGAGGACGGGAGCCCGTTCCTCCGAGCGACTGGCAAGGGCATGAAGGCATTGGGCGCGGCCTCGCTGGTGTACCCAACGATGAAGCGCGGAGCCGTGGCTGGTGGGACGCGTGTTCGCGATGCACTGGCGCAGTCGCCGCAGGGTCGGTTCATCCTGAACTCGATTAGTCGCGACATCCTCGCCGATCCACGCGTCAAGGAGCTCGTCGAAGCCGCGGTCGATGAGCAGGCGCGGTATAACGCGATCTCCCGCCAGCTCTCGGCTGAGGCCCAACGCCTTGGCCCTGAGGGGAATCGACTGGTGTCGGATGTGGTCGAGCAAGAGGCATTTGAGAACGCCCAGATGTCGCCCGACGATATGGCCGCGGTCATTGCACTGGCCAATCGCATCGCGGATGCCGTCGAGGGGATGGGGGCCGAGAAGGTCGGTCAGCGGCTGATCTCGCCTGCCACTTACGAGAAGGGACGCCGGACGTATCTGCGTCGTGACTATGCGCGGTATGCTGGCGAAGCGGCGATGGAGGAAACCCCGGCGGGTGCGCGGAAGGCCCCGTTCCGCCTCGAGACGATGAAGCAACGCCTTGACCTTACGCCGGAACAACGCAACGAGCTGGGTGAGATTCGCGAGGCCTCGTACAAGGTAGCCCAGACCATCGGTCGTGGCGGGAAGGACATCGCCACCGCCCGCCTCTTTAACGCGCTGGCCGATCTGCCCGGGATGGTCGAGCCGCGGTACAAGGCGGCCCTCGATGAGATGCTGATCGCAAAGGGGCTACGGGATGCCGCCCGTGAGACGGGTGACGATGTGGCCGCGAAGGATGCCGCTCGCGCCTACCTCGAGGCGAAAGGCCGACTCAAGCAGGTTAGCGATGAGTTTAAAAAGAACCCGTCCGAGTATGTCACGATGCCGGATACGCCAAACCTTGGCGTGTTGCGCGGAGCGGTGGTGCGCCGAGATGTGGCGGATTATGTCAACGGCGTCGATGACTTCGGGGACACGACAAGCATTTTCAAACAGCTTAATCAGATCTGGAAAAAGGTTAAGACGGTTTACAATGCCAGCACCCATTTCGGCAATTTCATGTCGAATATCGGCGTGGCGCACGTCAAGGGGCTCCCGATTCAGCTTCAGCCGTATTATCTCAAGCTGGCCGCGGATGCGCTTGACCCGAACATTAAGTTCGCGGTGGGGCGAACGATCGCTGGCGGGGCTGTCGGTGGGATGCTTGGCGATACGCCAGCGGAACGGGCGCAGTACGCGCTCGCTGGGGCCGCGGCGGCTGGAGCTGGACCGGAGGTACTGCGTCGGACCGGGGTGCTCAAGAGCCAGAAGCGCCCGATCAAATACGATCCCGACGTGCAGTTCCTGACGGAGAGCGGAATACTTGGGAGCAGTCTGCCATTCTACGGCAACCTGCCGATGCAGGGACTAACCGAGGATCGCACCGCCCTGCGGGCACTGGCTGGTACGACGCGGCCCGAGACCCGCACGGTCTTAGCTGAGCAGGGCATTAAGCCAATGGGTCGGGCCGAGCAGGTCGCCCGTGAAGCTGACACGCGGATTACACGAGCCTACGCGCTCGAGGACGGCATCTTCCGCGTGGCGCTCTTTAAGCGATTCAAGGATCAAGGCCTCGACAACGCGCAAGCCTTGGCCAAGCTGAAGGAATCTTTCCCGAGCTATGATACCCGCTCGCCCATCTTGAAAGTTACACGAAACTTTTACTCGCCGTTCGTGATGTTCTCGGCGAAGTATATCCCGATGATGCTGGACGGGATCATGCAACATCCGGAGCGGTGGGTCACACTGGCCGCGATCTGGGGCGGGGTGAACGAGCTCAGCCGGAGGCAGTACGGGGAGGTCAGGCCTGAGGACCTGCCAGCTAACCAGCGCGATTACAATTATCTCATTCCCGGGCGCATTCAGGTTGATGCGATTACGCGCCCGGCATTTAAGGCGCTTGGAATCGACGTGCCTGAGGGTGACAAGTACACCTTCGACGTGGCTCGGTGGACGCCGTTCTCGGCGATTACAGGGTCGCCTGCGCCGGGTATGATTGCCTCACAACTAGACATTGGTGGGTTACCTATTCCGGCAATCGCGCAACCCGGCGGTCCCATCGTGGACGTGGCGGCGCTGGCGTTCGGGGTCGATCCATTCACTGGAGAAAAAATACTCCAACCGGGGATGTCAGGAACCGAACAACTTGAAGCAATAGCTGGGCAGGCCGCCAGTATTGCGACGCCATCAATGCTGTCTTTTCAGATTCCCCGCATTCTTAAGGATCTCGAACGGGGTGATGATGCCGCCGCCGCGGTCGATGCCTTGTCGTTAGTGGGTCTCAGGCCACAGGTCGTCAGGCGTGGGTTGCAGGGAATCCGCGAAAAGAAGAAATACGAGGACGCCGTGCGTGGCATTCGTATGCGGTACAAAGTCGAGATGCGAAAGAATCGCGACCCTGAACGCCGCAAGGAACTTCAGGAGGAGGCAATGCGCGGGCTCCTGCGCGAGGCGCAAAAGTACAAGGCCATCATGCAACCCGAGATGCCGTGATGAGTAAGACCAAGAAGCTCGTCGAAGAGGCGATGTCGAAGAAGTACAAGACCGCGGCGTGGCAACGCGCTGAGGGGCAGGACCCGGAGGGCGGCCTGAACGAGAAGGGCCGCGCCAGCTTGCGGGCGCAAGGGCAGGACATCAAGCGCCCCGTCAAGCGTGAGGAAGCCGAGCGCTCGGACGCGGCCGCGGGACGCCGCAAGTCTTTCTGCGCCCGGATGCAGGGGATGAAGGAGAAGTTGACCTCATCCAAGACCGCCAATGACCCTAATTCTCGGATTAACAAGTCCCTCCGTGCGTGGGACTGCAACTGACCTATGACGCACTCACTCTCTGCCTCCCTCTTGGTCGGAGCCGTGACGGGCTCCGCGTCGGCCTTTATGCAACAGGCCCCCGCCTCGACCCCCACGATGTCGATGGCGGTCCCCCTCCTTTCCGCGTTGATCGGTGCGGTCTCGAGTTACGCGGTCCTCAAGACGACCGTGCAGACCATCGAGCGGGATGTTCAGCAAATGCGCCGGGACATTGGCCAAATCTACGACCTGACCCGCGACTTGGCGGTCAAGGTGGCCCGCATCGAGGGTGAGCTGGAGCGCGAGCGGTGACCAAGCTGGGCGGCCGCAAGTTCGTGCTGTCGCTGATTGGCGTGGCCGCCATCTGCTTCCTCGCGATGTACGGCAAGGATGTGGCCGCCTTCGGCTCGATTGCGCTTATCGTCACCGCCTACTCTGGCGCGAACAGCTACATCGAGGGGCGTCACGCGGGGCGTGATAAACCGACGGAATAATGGCCGACCTCACCCATCCCTCCCCGAACCACAACGACCGCAAGGGCAAGCCCGTGCAGGTCATCGTCCTCCACGCGGACGCCAGCCCCAACGAAAAGGGGTGCCTGTCGTGGATACAATCCTCGCAGAGCAAGGTCAGCTACCACGTTTTAGTGGGCCGACTGGGTGAGGTCTATCGGTGCGTCCCGTTCGACCGCCGGGCGTGGCACTCGGGCAAGAGCGACTGGCACGGGGAGAAGGATGTGAATAGCATCTCCGTGGGGTTGGCCTTCAGCAACCGGAACGACGGAAAGGAGCCGCTGACCAAGCCCCAAATTGCGGCAATGCGGGACGTGGTGCAGGAGGTCCGGGAGCGGTACGGGATGCTCCCGGTGACGACCCACGCCGCGGTAGCCCCGGGGCGGAAGACAGACCCGGACATCGTGCCCGGCTTCAAGCTCGAGGACTACCAGTGACCCGGAGGGCGGGGATGGAATGGCTATTCACGGCGGCGTTAGTGGTGGCAGTGGCAGGCCTCTACGGCCACGTCATCCGGTCCGAGGAACGCCAGCGGCTCCGTTCGGAGGTCGCGAACGCCGAACGTAAGCGGCAGGCCTATGACAGTACCCGCACCGCGGCGATCCAGTCCCAGTATGCCGCCAAGGCCGCGACCAAGCGGACCCTCGAGCGGGGGGCCAAGCTGGATACTAGCGTGGCCGAAATGCAGAGGGCCGCTTTGGCCGTGGATACTATAACGCCCGCAATAACGGCGTTACTGGCGCAGGTCGATAGCGTCCGGATGGCGGCCCTGCTGTACCGGACGCAGGTGGACTCGCTGATCTACACCCACGAGCGGGATCGGAAGACGTGGCAGGAGGCGTTGGATGCCGCTGACCGGGCGCTAGTGGCGCACGACCGGGTTATTCAGCAGATGCGGGCATCGGAGTGCCGGGTCCTCGGCCTTCCCTGCCCGACCCGCACCCAGAGCTTTTTGGCGGGGACCATCGTCCTGTTGTGGTTGGCGCGATAAGCTGGGGCTTGACACAGCACGGCGGTGATGTTACATAAGAGTAACCATCACCGGGGGTGTTATGGCACAGCTTGTCAATGTGGTCTGTCCGGCGTGTGAGGGCAGTGGGAGTTGTGGCAACTATGGTTGCACCTACTGCATGACGCAGGGACATATCGGGGTCAATCGCAGTGAGGACGGAACGGTTCCAGCGGGGTTCCAAGAATGGGTCGATGTGGAGTTCGCACCGATCCCGAACAATCCCCTGACCCTTCGCTCCGAGGCGGTTCGTGCCAGCACGACATGACCAAACCCCGTGGTCACCTGAAGAATACATTCGATTCACCATCCTAACCGCCTCCGGCGTCTCCGCCGCCGATACCGCGACACAGCTCAATCGTGAGTTCCACGGCGGCGAGGCGGTACGAACGCAGTCGAGCATCGTCAATAAGCGAACCCGAGCGAAGCTCAAGGTCGGCCCGAAGCCCACGACCCCCCTCCCCCCGGCGGGCCTGCCGATCGCCCGCGAGCAGGAGGTCGAGCGCTCTGAGGGCGACGACGGCATCACGGCCCGGGCGGTGGGCACTCGCATCCGGACGGTCGAGGATCTGCTGGCCCACATCGAGGCGGATCTCACCCGGTTCGAGGTAGCCGAGAGTCAGGCGACCAAGTACGAGACCGCGGCCAAGGACCCCAACACGGGACAGGTGATCGTCACCGAGCTCCATCGGGTGTATGTCAAGCTCCGGCCCAAGGCGGGACCCTCGATCCTTGAGGCGGTCGAGGCGTTAATCGCGGGAGCCGTTAAGCCACGGCTGACGATTCGGCCCGTCGTTCCTAAGCCACGGATGAATACGTCGGTCCTGCAGGCGCTGGTGATTGCCGATCCGCACGTTGGCAAGTATGCGTGGGGGCAGGAGACGGGCGACAAGGACTACGACATCGGGATCGCGACCAAGCTGATCCGTGAGGCCAGTACCGAGCTCCTCGAGGACGGGGCGCACCGTGGCGTCGGGCACCGGGCGATCCTGCTCCTCGGCGACTACTTCCACTATGACACCCCCCACGGGCAGACCACCAAGGGCACCCCGCAGGATCGCGACGGGCGGGTCGATAAGATGCTCGAGGCCGGGTCCGAGGCGCTCTTCGATCTGATCGAGACCTCGGCGCAGATGGGACCGACCGCGGTGGTGCTAGTCCCCGGCAACCACGATGCCGTGCTGACGGTGGCCCTGCGGCAGATGCTCTCGGCCTACTTCCGCGGCGATCGGCGGGTGAGCATAGAGGCTGGGAAGACGACCCGTAAGTACCTGACCCACGGCAAGTGCTTGATCGGCCTGACCCACGGGGACAAGGCGAAGAAGCGGCTCGGCGAGCTGATGGCCGCGGAGGTCCCGCACCTCTGGGGGCAGTCTACCTACCGCGAGATCCACACGGGCCACCTGCACGGGGAGGCCGAGGTTCAGACGGTGGCCGGGGTGGTGATCCGGACGGCCCCGGCGCTCTGCCCGCCGGACGGCTGGCACTCCCTCGAGGGGTACGTTGCCAAGCCCCGCGGGATGCAGGCCTTCTACTACCATCCCGACGGCGCACTCCTCGGCATGACACTTAGCAATCCCGATCGCGGGCGTTAGATTGGCGGTATGTCCACCTGCCTTCACGACCGCGCCGAAGCCTGCCCTGAGCGCTATAAGGCTATCAGAGACGGGAGGTGCTGGTATAGCTGGGAGGCCAAGGGCTGGTTCGTGATCCGCGGCGGGGTGCCGACAGGCTACACCCGGTGCCCGTGGTGCGGGGGAAAGCTCCCCACGCTGGTCGATGCGGTCTTGCGGGCGATCGCGGAGCGCGAGGACGATGGCCGCTAGACGCCGCAAGTCCTCGGTCTTTACCAACCGTAAAGCCTCGGTCTCGGTCCACCGGAATGGGCTGTCGATCGAGATCGGCGACGTGCCCGCCGTGGATGCGGGGGTGGTCGCGAAGGAGCTGTTGGATATTGTCCGCCAGCTATGGTCGGCAGGCTACGATGAGCTGACCCTCGACCGCGGGGCCTTGCACGGCGGAGTCATCGAGGTGCCGGAAGAATACGATGGCGAGGACTACGTCATCCCGCCAGAGGCCAAGCGCCGGATCGGTTTCCACGCATGATGGTACTGGCCTCGCTCGGTGTCTTTTGTGTCGCCTTTGCGGTTGACGTAGCCTATGCCTATTACATCCGGCGCACGGCTGAAGGACGCGCTATCTCAGCGGCGCTCTGGTCTGGTGGCATCGCCTTGTCTGGGGCCGTAAACGTGCTGGCCTATACGCATGACCGACGGCTTATTGTCCCGATGGTTTTCGGGTATATCGCTGGCACATACTGGGCGGTCAAGCGCGACCACGCCTAACGAACATCCGGCTACCCCTTACGGGCTGATTTCCACCATAACGGGTAGAAGTCTACCCCTTACCGAGACCCCTGAAACGCACGAACCCCAGCACCGAGGCTGGGGTCGTGGGTCACACACAGGGGGAGCATGACGTGTCGCCCGTCTACACAGGCGTGAGGGTACGTTATGGCCGGAACCGCCCGGTGTCAAGGGGGGTGCCGTATTGCTGGGCCGTCGCCCGGGCGAGCTGGACTTGCGCCCAGTGCTCGGGGTAGAAGTGGCTGACGATCCGGTTCCCGCGGAACTGCGATAGCATAAGCACCGCCTCCGGGCGGCGACGCGTCGCGACACGCTCGCTCAGGCTGGGGGTCGGCTCGACCAGCTCCTGCACGTCGTCAATTGTCATCGCGCCGCTCCTTGAGGCACTCTTCGCAGAGCGCGGTCTCGCATAGATCGCCGTAGCGGTTCTCGCACGACTCATAGACCACGGCATCCTCGTCGCCGCACCAGTCACAATCTACGGCGTTCCGCGGTTCAATCGGCAGGTAGTTAGTCAACATCGCTAAACCTCGCTGGTTGGGGGTCGGTGTCCATCTCGTGGCAGTAGACGCGGAGCCGCTCACGGACAGCGAGCGGAATCGGGTAGGCCTTCCGGAGCCAGCGCCAGATGCTGACCCGTGAGCGGCCCAGCACCTGCTTGGCAAAGTCGTCAATGGTGCCGCCGTGGAGCTTCATCGCACGACGAAGGAGGCGAACGCCGGGGCGGGTGACGACCCGCTCTTCTCCGGAAGCGTTGGGAGGATAGTGTGGCATGAGCAGGACGATAGTGCCGATTTCCCCTCGGCGCAAGTCCCCCCTGAAACACGTTGCAATTGGCACTTGCGTAAGTACAGGCCCACGCATAGATTGAGGGCACACTCACACAGGGAGGCGGTATGCACGATGTAATTCCGCTCGAGCGGCAGGTGGAGGACCTGACCAAGTTGGTCGGGCTGTTGTTCCGGAAGGTGGCGCTCCTCCAGCAGGAGCTCACCGATCTCGATCGGGCTCGCATCCTCGACGCGCAGGTGGCGTGGGGCGAGGTGCAGAGCCTGAGCCGAGAGATTATGTAGGACCGCTGGACCCGCCGTGGCACGTCGGCCGTGGCGGCACACTTACGGGGTCGCGACCCCAAGGAGATAGAGATGGCTACCAAGTTGACGCTGGAGAACGCAGGTGACCGCGCCGTGATGACGGTGACGGAGTGCAAGTCGGTGACGACCAAGTTCGGCACCAAGCTGGTGTTCACGGGGACCACGGACGAGGGCGAGCTCGTCGAGACCCCGCTCATTCCGGATACGACCGGACTCAAGCAGTTGGATCGGCTCGGCCTCACCGCGGACACCGCGGTCGGCGAGCGGCTCGAGTTCTCCCGTGCCGCCAACCCGAGCGGCAAGCCCTACTGGAACATCGACCCCGCCCGTTCGGGTAGCCCGGCCCCATCCAAGCGGATGGCCGCTCCTAGTGCAATCACTGCACCAGCGCCTACGCCAGTGGCGGATAAGAGCCCGGACCAGCGCCGGGATGCGATCGTGACGCAGTACCTCTTGCTCTGGCAGACGGTGGCCACCCAGCTCGCGCAGGTAAGCTCAGTCAAGGTGGACGCGCAGGCGGTGCAGGCGGCGACGGCCACGCTCTGGATCAGCCTCAAGGACCACGGCCTGCAGGTGACCCAGCCTGCGGCCAAGGCGGCTCCGGCGATCCCGACAACCCCGCCAGCCAGCGGAAAGCGGATTGCGCCGCCTGTCTCGCTTCCGCCCGAGGACCCGGCTGATGACGACCTCCCTTTCTGAGTGGGACGACGAGGCCGAGGAGTTGGGGCACTGGACCTCGGCGTTAGTGGATGGCATCCGGACCCCCATCTGGGTGCCACACTGCCCCATTCACGTCGAGTGCGAGCAACCCTGCCGCGTCTGTGCGGCACCGCTCAGCCCGGCTGAAGGTGAGGAGTGAGGTGCCCGCTCGTGCGGTGCCGGGCGGTGATGGGAACGCGGATCGATCGGCTGGGGCGGGTGACGTATACCTGCCCCGGCTGTACCCGCCGCAAGCGGGGCCAATGCCAGCGGTGCCCGAAGGCGGTCGATGGGACCAAGGGCGTGGCCTATTACTGTACCGAGTGTCGGAAGCAGAAACAGCGGGAATCGGTGATGCGCTGGCAACGGAACCATCCTGACAAGGTCGCGAGGAACCAGCGGCGTAGGCGCTGGGCCGCGCAGGGGAAGAAGATGCCAACCGAGCCGATGAGTCCGAGTGAGGCTGGCAAGCTCGGCGGGAAGAAGGGATCGGCCGCCCGGATCGCCAGCTTAGGGCCAGAGCGGGTGAAGGAGATTGCGCTCAAGGCGGTCCGCATCCGGTGGGCCAAGCACTGGGAGCGCCAGCGGACTCTTGCGGAATCGCAGAACGTATAGTAAGTTGGCGGTGCGGTGACGTGAGAATCGCCGTGATGACGCAGGAACAGCCGATAGACCCCCGCAAGTAATCCGTCCAGACTTAAGTGTCTGGTTCTCACACGGAAGAACGCGGGGGTCGCTGTTTTACTGCGGGCCTTCTCTCGGTCTCCCGCAGGTGACCTGAACCGACAGGCCATACTCAATCCTGACCGTGCTGGCGACACCCGGTAACACAAATCCACGCTCTGCCTGCCTGCAACGTGGTCGGTCGTCTCGGGTCGTTCGCTGGGAGCAACACGGGGGCACAGCGGCCCCGCAGGTCACCCGTCGAGGGACTTCGCTCGAGCACCCCCGAGCAAGCGCAGACGGCCCCACCGCTGGCCTTCGGTCCCGCGTTCCACCGCACCCCCGCCGACGACCGGGAATGGCCGGGGTGTATCCTTCCACCACACACGCCCTATGCCACTCGCCATTGCCACTGAGACCGGACAATTCCACGAGCATCGCGGCCGTCAGTTGCTCGAGGCCTTCGCTCGCCATACGCACAGCGAGCTGGTCGTCACCGATCCCACGTCCACCGCGGCGCTCGATGCGCTCTTCACCCGCGATGGGGTGGTGGTCGCGGTCGCCGAGGCCAAGACCCGCGTCAGCTACGACTACCCGGCGATCGAGCGGCTCGGCTCCTACCTCGTCACCGCGGACAAGCTCGAGACCCTGACCCGCGTCGGCACCGCGCTGGCGGTGCCTGCCTTCCTCGTGACCGAGCTCAGCGACGGGGTCCGGCTCTACTGGCACCTGACCAACAAGCACGGGCTCCGCCAGCTCCACTGGCTCGAGGCCCCGAGCCGCACCCTCTCGACCTCGATCGGAGCCGAGACCATCGTGCGGATGAACGCCTTCCTGCCGATCGAGGACGCCACGATCTGGGGCACGGGCGAATAATTTCTCTTGCGCGACCAGCGTGTCGGTGCTATACTCAGCGTGTCGCGGCACAACAGCGACTCACACATAACCTCTGGGGGGAGTATGCACGACCCGGCAACGGCCACGAAGGCCGTCCATCCTGTGGTGTCCGCGGTGCTCGAGCAGTTGCGGGGACCAGAGGAGCGGTCCAACGCCAAGGCTAAGATGCGGCTGGCGATGACGATCAACTACAACATCCACACGGTCCAGCACTGGGCGGCGGGTCGCCGTCAGCCTTGCGCGGATGCCATCGCCAAAATGGAGGAGGTGCTCAATGCCGCTCGTGCTTGACATCGAAACCATCCCGCTCGAGGCCTCGCTCACGCGCCCGTATCCCACGGACCGCCAGCCGCCTGCCAACTACAAGTCCGAGGAGACGATCGCCAAGTGGCGCGACGCCGATCGCGCTCGCTGGGAGGTGGATCGCGCCAAGGAGTATAGCCTCAACCCGCGGCTCGGGCGCGTCCTCTGCCTCGGCTGGGCGACCACGGATGACGAGGGGAACCTCTTGACTCACGGCCTTGAGTATGCCGCGGAGGAGCCGAGCGAGGTCGATGTGCTGGAGCGCTTCTGGCAGATGGTGCTTGATGCCGACGGCCGCGTGGTGACGTGGAACGGGAGCTGGGATCTGCGTTTCCTCGTGATGCGCTCGCTCGCCTGCGGGGTCCAGCCCAGCATCGGGGCCTACTACATCCGCGAGTGGTTCCGTAAGTACGTCACGACCCCGCACTTCGACTGCAAGGCCGTGATCCTCAACTGGGACGTGCGCGTCTCAGGGGAAGGGCTCGATGAATGGTCCAAGTTCTTAGGCCTGCCCGGCAAGACCGAAGGGATCAGCGGCAAGGACGTGTGGCCACTCTTCCAAGGCGGGATGCACGACGAGATCGCCGAGTACTGCGTCCGCGATGTGCTGGCCACCGCGGCGGTCTATCACCGCCTGCTTCCCTTCTTCGGCACCAAGCTCGCGCCCTCGCTCGAGATTGAGTTCGCCAGCGCGGAGGACTAAGCCAATGGACTACCGTCAAGCACCGTGCGGCGACTCGGACTTCTCCGGCTACTCGGACAAGACCGCCTATGCCCCAGTCACGGGCGAGTACAGGGTGCCGTGGCCCCCAAAGACGACCCTGCATCGGCACCCGTCTGACTTCGCGATCTGGTTGGTGATTGCTCTCCTCGCGATGTGGGCCATCTGCGGCATCGTCGGACTTGTGATGGTGCTCCGATGGCTGTTCTAAAGCCCCGCAAGCGGCCGCAGTATCTCGAGGCGATCGAGCAACGGCTGTTCATCAAGCGGCTCCGCACTGATCCGCGCACCAAGGATCTGCCGTGGTGCTCGGTGCCGAACGGCGGCAAGCGGAGCGCCCGAGAGGCCGCGTTGCTCAAGGCCGAAGGGGTGCAGGCTGGCGTCCCAGACTGGCTGTGCTTCGTCGCGACGAAACAAGCCAACGGGCTGGCGATCGAGTTCAAGTCGCCGACGGGCAAGGGGCGAGTCTCTCCGGATCAGAAGCACTGGCACGATCGCCTACGTCACAACGAGTGGGCCGTGGACATTTGCACCACTGCCGAAGAAGCGTGGGGTACCCTTATGCACTATCTCGGATATGAGCTATAAGCCCGTCGCTTGTCACTGCCACGATGTCTGCCAGCACTGCGCCGGGTGGAATCCGACCGCGCAGACCATCGCCCAGCACAACCTCCGCTGTGCCTGTCACGGCGAGCGGAGCTATCCCTCGACGCGGTATCACACCATCCCCACGGAGTCTCTATGTCCAACACCGCCTTCGTCCTTCTCGTTTTCATCATCGTCGCGCCGGGTCTCGTTCTAGCGGGCATCGTTATCACCGACCTTCAGCGGCAGGTCGCTCAGCTTACCGAGGCCCTGCGGGCACTGACACGGCCCACCATCACGGCGTCCACCAACCCGCCGGAGAGTGTCAACAAGGTGGACCTGACCGCGGCCAAGACCGCGACCAAGACGCGGAAGCCTCGCGCCATTCGGGGGGCACGATGAATGGCAAGGGAGACGCCGCCCGCCCGATGAGCGTGACGCAGGAAGAGTACGCCCGCCGCTGGGCGCTCGCCTTCGGATCGGCGGAAGAGTACGAGGCCGCGATCCGTGAGGCGGACGCGCACTGGGAGGTCATCAAGGAGCTCGAGCAGGCCACACGCCGCGGGATGTTGCCGTGACGGATGACCCACGCTTTCGGGCAATCTGGACGCAGTTGGAGAAGCTGTGGAAGACGCAGGACACCGGGACGCCAGAAGACGTTGAGCGCGAGCACACCATCCTCACCACCCTTGTCGCCGAGTGGCAAAAACACAATGAGCCATAACATCGACCTCCCCCACCATCGCTACGTCTGGGTGATCGAGAAGGCGGTCTATCGCAAGGGCTCGCAGGAGAAGGCAATCCCCGCGGTCTGGTGGGGGATCAGTGCCACGCCCGGCCGGATGTTCGGGTGTCACGTCCTCCTCGAGTCCGGCGCGATGGTCGTCGATCTCCCGCTCCACGCGCTCCGCCACGAGCCCGATGCGACGCACTACGTCCTGCCGGAGCTCGCGCAACGCTGGGACGCCTACGGCTGGGACATCGAGGCGCACCAGCCTGCCTATCTCTCGGGGCTCGACTGCCAAGTGCTGGACCCCACGCACAAGCACGTCGCAGGCACGGGCAATCTCTGGTTCTTCCTCGATCACGTCGGGGACGGCTACTCGTTCGAGCCCGGCCAGCACAAGCACCACTGGATCGTCGCGATGCACGAGGGCCACTTCGACTGCGTCCCGCAGGATATGCTCTTGATCAAGGAGGCCAGCTTCACCGTGCTGGATGGCATCCCGCCTGTCACGCGGCAAACGAAAATCTGGAGCTGTGAATGAGCGAGCCTGCGATCGACGCCACCCTCTCCGATCACGAGCTCTTGACCGTGATCGCCGCGGCGTATGACAAGCACCAATGGGCGACCGTCGTCGAGCTCACCGATGCGTGGCTCGAGAGCCGCGGCACGATGCCGCCGGGGGCCTGCCACTTCCGATCGGCTGGCCTGCAGGGGCTCGGGGAGTATGAGGCCGCGCTCGCGTGGGGTGGGCTGGCCTGCAAGGTCACGCCGCTATCGACCAAGCCGAAGGAGGCCGAGCGGACGATGTTCGTCTCCACGCGGATCGGGATGGGGATGTGCCTCGGTCGGCTCGGCCAGTGGGACGACGCGCTCCGGTTCTTCCGGGCCGCGCTCCGCGTCCCGACCAAGGACCCCTACGTCGCCGTCGCGCAGGCGCACTTGCGGCTCGCGATCACCGACTCGTGGAAGAAGGCGTGGCGCGAGCACGAGCAACGGATCGGCACCGATCGCTCGCCCGTCCTGCCCAACATCCCCGAGTGGGACGGCAAGCCGACCGACGGCCCGGTCGTGGTCCTGCACGAGCAGGGGATCGGCGACGCGGTGCTCTTCGCTCGCTGGTTGCCGTGGATCGCAGAGCGCTCGGGTCACCCCGTGATCTGGGCCGGCCCGAAGTTCCTGCACCGCTGGATCGCGGCGATCCCCGGCGTTGGGTCCGTCGTGCCGCCAGAAGCCGCTCTGCTCGAGAAAGTCGGGGAGGGGGCGACCGATGTCCGCCTCGTCCTCGGATCGTGCGTCACGCGGGCAATGACGGCCCCCTACCTGCACGGCACGACCCGGAAGACGATCCCCGCACCCGCCGCCCCGCCGCTCGAGAAGCCTGCCCGCCGTGGGCCGATGCGGATCGGGGTATGCTGGGCTGGGGCCGCGTCCGGGCATCACGACTTCGAGCGCTCGATCCCCACCGAGGACTTCGCCCTGCTGTGGGAGGGGGACCTGCCTGTCGAGTGGGTCAGCCTGCAGTATGCCACCGAGCCGCCGGAGGGTGCGCCCTTCCCCGCGATGCCGACGGGGGACGTGTACGCGACCGCGGAGATCGTCCGCTCCTGCGATCTCGTCGTGACGGTGGATACGAGCATCCTGCATATCGCGGGGAGCCTCGGGGTCCCGACGCTCTGCCTCACGCCAACCACGCCTGACTGGCGCTACCCGCACTGGCCGGATGGGGACTCGACCCCGTGGTATCCCTCGGTCTCGTTGATTCGACGCGACAACGCCCGAGCGACCGCGGATCAAGTCCGCACCGCCCGGGCGTTGGTGGAGATGCTCCTGCAGTCCCGCTAACCGCTCCCCTCTCGTCTAACGGCAGGACCCCGCACTTTGGATGCGGTAGTCGTGGTTCGAATCCACGGGGGGGAAGTACAACCCAGTCCTACTTCCGGCGTCGCGCCTGTCGTGCCGCCTGCTTCGCTCGCCGATCGGCCTCGACCGCCAGCTTGACCGCCTGCAGGAAGGCCGTGCCGTAGGGCAGGAGGAAGCCCGATCGGCGGCGGGGTTCCCGGAGGATGATCCCCTCCGGGGTCAGGGTGGCGACTAGGGTCTCGCCGCGGAGCGTGGTCACCTTGCGGGTGACGTTGCGGGTGAGCTCGGTCACTGGGCGATCCTCCGGCGGCGGGCCAGCTTCCGTTTCCAGCGCCGGACCATTGCCTCGTGGCCATCCTTCGCCTCGTCCTCGGTGTCGTACCCGGCGGCATCCAGCTCGCTGAAGTCCGTGATCCGGTAGCCATCGGCCGGGAAGACCTTGGTCTCGTAGCTTCGGTTCCAGTTGAGCGGGTACGGGATGCTGATCGTGCTGACGACGTGTCCCGGCACCGCGGTGTGAAGGCTCAGCTCGGTCGCGTTACGCATCGCTCAGGCCTCCTGCGGGATGGTGGTGATCGGCCGCTCGATGAGCCCGGCCTCGAGCAGTGCGCTGGCGGTGCGGCCGTAGTGCCCCTGCAGGCACCACGCGAGCCCGGAGTCCACCAGCCGCTGGAACACGTCCAGCACCTCGTCCTGCGTCAGCTCGCCCTGCTCGTAGGCGATCAGCTCGTCTAGTTCCACGTTCAACATTCCAGCCCCCTGTGTGTCGGCATTCTGGCCTCGTCAGTCGCGGCACTCACCGCGAGACGCCCCCGTCGTGCTGGGGACGTTTCGGCCTGCTCAGGCGGCGATCATCGGCAGGGTCATCTTCCCCGTCGCGAGGAAGTCCAGCCGGACCTGCGTGTACTCGATCGAGTTGTCCCAGAGCAGGCGCAGGAACTGGGTCCGGGTCCGGCGCACGGCGTTGGTCTTGAGCCCGACGAACAGGTGCAGGCTCTTCCAGAGGTAGATCTCGGTGCGGCCATCCGCCGAGTAGCGGGTCGCGCCGTTGATCTCTTCCCAGAGCCGGGTGCGGTGGATCGCCTCGGCGAGGTTCTTCTCCGTGATCGCGGGGATCCCGATGACCATCGAGTTCCAGATGGCCCGCTCCAGATCCTTGGCGTACTGCTCGCGGATTTTGGCGGGGACCTTCTCGGCGTTCCAGTTGAGCGACATACCTACCTCCCTGTGTGTGTGAGACGTGCTGGCCTCGTCAATCTGGGCCTAACCCAGAGACCGCCCGAAGGCGGTTTCGGCCTGTCTTACAATTCGGTCACCGCAACCCTGTACCCAAAGGCATTGCGCCCGTACTCATCCACGCCATCCGACTCAATGTGTTCGACAAGGTGCTCTACAAACTCCTCCGGCGTCTCCCAGTTCCACTGAAAGTTGGGATACTTGTCGGCGATATCGGAGTCAACGGATATCGTGAGGCGAAAGGTCTTCGTCGTGCTGGCCATTGTCTGCTCCCTGTGTGTGGTGTGTGTGAGACGTGCTGGCCTCGTCAGTCACCGCGTTACGGTGAGACGCCCCGGAGGGCGTTTCGGCCTGTCAGTCGGTGACGCAGGGCACCACCACCACCTGCGTCCAGTACTTGGCGTCCTTGGCCTGCTCCTTCCGGGCCAGCGCCTCGCTGTGGTGGAAGCTCGCCCCCTCACGGGGCCGATCGATCACCTCGGCGCGGAGCTTGTTGGCCCGATCCTGCGAGTTGCTGGCCCAGCGACGGTAGTTCGCGGCCACCTGAGCGTGGGTCTCGTTGTCGCGGGTCGCGTGGTAGAGGATCGAGTCCCACTTGGTGCGGACCCCAGCCTCATACTCGGCCCACGAGAAGTGACTGCGCGGCTTCGGCTGGCGAAGGCGGTGCGTCGCGTCCGGGGTCGTCCCCGTCTCGAGGAAGGTGGCGATCTCGTGGTACTGCGCCGCCAGCTTCTCTTCATACTTGGCATCAGCCTCAGACCGCTGGCGCTGGGCCTCGATGCTCTCGGAGCAGATCACCGCGAAGGTGTACTGGCGCTCCGACTTGCGGGTGAACTTCTTGCCAGTGAGGGGCGAGACAGCGACGAAGGTGGTCTTAGACATCTTGAAGCTCCCTGTGTGTGAGTGTCGTACAGCGTCGTGCTGTACAGGTGAGACGTTAAGAAACCCCCCGTCGTGCCGCCAGACCTATAACGCAATCTTAATCAACTCTTAATCTTTCTTTCGGGATCTGTTCGGTATTGGCCCGATCGCTCGCTTGCGTCTCGCTCTAGTTCGGTATATGTTCGGCCCATATGACCAAGCCGCGGAAATCCACAGGCGGTCAGCCGATCCCGGAAGCGGAGAAGCTCCGCATCTTCACCGCCATCTGCGACGCCGTCGCTCACGGCGTTCTCGTGCGCGATGCCGCGAAAGAATACGGGATCAACCCGGCGACGATCTGGAAGTGGGCCGCGGAAGACGACGTGCTGGGCAAGCTCTACGCACACGCGAAACATCAAGCGGCCGACGCGCTCGCCGAGGAAGCGATCCGCATCGCGCTCGAGACGACCAACGAGACCTACTCCGCGGATCGGCTGAAGGTGGACACGCTGAAGTGGGCCGCGGCCAAGCGCAGGCCGAAGGAGTACGGCGAGCGGCAGGCGATCGAGAACAGCGGCGAGCAGACGCTGAACGTCGTGATCCGCTCGGAGTAAGCCGCGGCGGTGTCCACGCTCTTCCTGCCTGCGGCACTCCCCCACCAGCGCGAAGTCCTCGATGCGCCCGATCGGTTCAAGGTCTGGCGGGCCGGACGCCGAACGGGCAAGTCTCGAGCGGCTCTGATCGCCGCCCTGCTGGGCCACGGCAAGGGGAAGCACGTCGGCGCACTCCACGGCGGGAACATCGTCTGGCTCACCCCCGACTACCCGCAGTCTCGAGCGATCTGGCGCGAAGAGATCAAGCCGCGGCTGGCTGGCCTGCCGGGCGTCGCCCTGCACGAGACCGATCGCCGCGTCGCATTCGCGGGGCTGGGCTCCCTCGAGCTCCGCTCTGCCGAAAGCATCGACAACCTCCGCGGCCGATCGCTCGATGGCGTCGTGATTGACGAGGCCGCGTATCTCGATCTCGAGTACGCGCTGTCTGCTGTCGTGCTCCCTGCCCTGCTCGACAAGGGCGGCTGGCTGATCGTCGTCTCCACGCCCTCCGCAGGCTGGGATGGCAACGCGGCACGACAGACGCCCAGCTACTTCAACCGACTCTGCCTGCAGGTGGACGCTGGCCGCGACGGCTGGCGGCACTGGCACCACCCGACCGAGTCCAACCCGAAGCTCAGCCAGCACGACATCCAGCTTCTCCGCGCCGAGTACCCCGCTGGATCGGCCCACGCTCAGCAGGAGCTCGACGCCAGCCTCACCGCCAGCGGGGCCAGCTTCTACCCCGAGCTCGCCAGCCTCGAGGACTACGTCGTGCCGCGGGACCATCTGCCGACCTACCTGCCCGACTGGTGGCAGGCGTGGTCCGGCTACGACTGGGGCTATGCCCACCCCGCGGTCTGGGTGCCTGTCGTAGACGACGGCCGTCACGTCTACGTCTTGGACGCGCTCTACCTGCACCGCGAGCAGGACCACGAGCAGGCGGCCTCGATCCGCGCCCAGCTCGCCCTGCCCGGCAACGAGGGCCGCGTCCCATCGGCCTGCGCTAAGCGGGTCTATGCGGGGCACGACGCCTTCGCGATGCGGCAGGCCCACACGGCCAGCCCCGAGTCCGTAGCCGACATCTTCGACGGCTACGGGCTGGCGCTCTCCAAGGCCAGCATCGACCGCGAGGCGGGGGCCAAGGTCTTGCGCCGCCTCATCACCAACGACCGCCTGCGGTTCGTGGATACCATCGGCACCCGTCGCCTGCTCCGCGAACTGCAGGGGCTGGTCCCCGACCCTAAGCGACCCAACGTGCCGCTCAAGCGGGACGCCGACGAGCGGGGCGAGGGCGGGGACGACGGGGCCGACGCCCTGCGGTACGCGCTGGCCAGCCTGCCGTACTTGGTCAGCGAGCCTGCCCCGGACCGCGGGATCGGCGAGGAGGGCAAGGACCCCGGCGACTGGACGCTCTACGTCCCCGGCACCGCGGACGATTACCGGGACGTGGCAGGTGGGATGGTGCTGTGAGCTCCGCTCTTGCGCTTCCCCTGCTTCGGTGTATATTCGGGATTGACTTGGAGGGTGTTATGCCATACGCAATTGCCGCCGCTCGGCGGAAGAAGCTGTTGCTCCTACTCACAGAGGCCTAACCGATGGCGAACGAGACCGCGGTCTTTTCGACCGAGAAGAAGTACCAGCAGGCGGCGTGGAACGGGCAGGGCTTGCTCGTGCTTACCAGCGTCCCTTCCGCCGCGGCCAACGGGCTGATCGGCACCAAGCTCGTCGATGCCGGGGCGCTGACCGTCGCGGGGGACTACATCTGCCTCGTCCCGCTGGCCGGGATGGTGAGCGAGGTCGAGGTGCATCTCAAGGCGACCTTCGCCGCTGGGACCGTGAGCTCGGCCAACGACACGCTCTACACGATCCGCGACTTCACCGCGCCCTCGACGTGGACCACGAAGACGGGCTTCACCAGCGACGGCTCGCTGACCACCGCGACCCTGCAGACCTCGACCTGCGCCACGCTCAAGGGCGAGCAGTACGCGCAGGTCAAGATCACGATCGGTGCGACCACCTCGGCGACCTTCACCGTCGCTGAGTACAACGGGCTCTAAGCCCACAACCTCACGGAGCTATGCCGACCTTCGCGATTCCGCAGGACCTGCTCGAGAAGATTCTTGCTTACCTGTCCAGCCGCCCGTACCACGAGGTCGCTGGTGGCATCGAGGCGCTGAAGGCGCTTCAGCCGATCGAGACGAAGCCGCAGGCGGTGGAGTGACCCATCTCGTCTGGGCTGGCGTGGTGGTCTTCGCGCTCGTCCGAGGTGAGCGGGTCCTGCGCGATTGGTGGACGCATCGCTATCCGCCAGTGGCGCTGACCGAGCAGGACGTGGTCGTGCCGGACGACATCGTCGCGCTGGCGATGCGGGAGTCGGAGGAGTGGGCGCAGGAGCAGGTGCTCCAGACGGCGAAGGAGCGGTACGTCAAGGTGCAGGATGCGTCAATGCCTGACGCGCAGAAGTGGAACCTCGTGCGCCGTGCGCTCGGCATCGGAGAACTCGGATGACCATCCCGAACCTGAACCCTGACTACGAGTCCCTCCTCCGCGAGCTCGCCGCGCAAATGCCGGGCGACGAGGAGACCGAGGTCGAGATGGAGGACGTGGACTACGGCGAGGAGCCCGAGCAGGACGACGTGCCGGGTGCCGCGGAGCCGTATGTCGCCGCCTCGAGCGGGGTCAGCACGATCGTCATCGACGCCAACGGGCAACGCGCCAACGAGGAGGTCGCGACCAACGACCTCGAGACCGCGGCCCGCATCACCCTGCCGCGGGATGCTGAGCTCCGGGCCTTAAGCCGAGCGCTCTATGGCGACGACTTCCCGCTGGCCGAGGACAACGACGGCGACGATCCCCAGCAGTGGGTGGACTGGGTCCGCAACCGCTGGGGTGAGCGGCGGATGGCGATCGAGACGCATATGCACTTGGTCGAGCGGAACCGCTTGTTCCGCGCAGGCCAGCAGTGGGTGAGCGCGACCGGACTCGGGCCGTGGCGTGAGCCTGTCCGCCCAACCGAGTCGAGCCGGATCGTTTACAACTTGATCGACAAGGCGCTCGACCAGCGCCTGCACATCATCACCGAGCAACGCCCCGGCTTCAGCATCAACCCGATGACGCTGGACCCCGACGATCAGCGCAAGGCCGAAGCGCGGCAGGCGGCGCTCGAGTTTGCGTATGAGTCGCAGGCGATGGGCAAGGTGATCCACGAGGCCTGCTACTGGGCGCAGACCGATGGCATCTCTGGCCTGCACGTCTTCTGGGACCCCGATGCGGGGCCGTGGGACGAGGCGATGGGCGAGGCTGGGATGCAGAAGCCGCTCGGCGATCTCCGCACCGACGTGGTGCGGGTCGAGCAGTTTCGCGTCTCAGCGAACGCGACCGCCACTAAGCGGCCGTACTACGTCATCCTGCGTGAGGTGATCCCCGCGCAGGAAGCGGCCCAGCGCTACGGCTCGACGGGTGCGGTGGCCGCGGGCGGTGAATCGACCGTCGCGCTGAGCGATGGCGGCGACTCGCTCGGCGACAACGGCGCTCTGGCCAACTGGACGATGTCGCTCTCCAATCCCTACGAGGCGGATCGCCTCCGGAACGCGGATGTGGTGGAGCGCTACACGGTCTACGTCGATAAGCACCCCGAGCTCCTGCCCGAGGGGATGCAGTGCGTGATCGTGGGCAACGCGGTGGTGACGGGGCCGATGCCGCTCCTCTTCGGCACGATCCCATTCGTGCGGGTGAGCGATGGCTCGACCGATCCGAGCTACTACCCGCGGCCGATTATGGAGCAGTGGATCGCCCACCAGCAACGCATCAACGCGCTGATGTCCAAGTGGGTGGACTCCATCCGCGTCAACTCGGGTGGCCGACTGCTTGCCAAGCCGGGCGTGATCCAGAAGGAGACGTTCATCGGCGGCCTGACTTCGATCGTCGAGGTGACAGGCGCGGGATCGATCGGCGACAGCGTCGTGCCGATGCCCGGCTTCTCGGTTGCCAACGACGTGAAGGAAGCGCTGGCCCTCGAGAAGAAGGCGTTCGAGGATGCCTCAGGCTACAACGACACCAGCCGCGGACAGTTCTCGAGCTCGGCGTCCGGTCGGGCGATCTTGGCGGCCCGTGAGCAACTCGACCGCGTGATCGCGCCGTCCGTGCTGGCGATCGCCAACGCGATGACCGACTGGGCCAAGGTGCAACTGGCCGGGATGGCGTGGGGCTATGACGTGCCGCGGGATCTTGGGGCCGTGGGCAAGAGCCGCCCCGATCTCGCTCGGGCGCTCAAGGCCGACGACTTTGACGGCACCGCGGATGTGAAGGTCGAGCCGGAGACGCTGATGCCGATGCCCAAGGCGATGCGGCTCTTCCTGCTGGACGAGATGTTTAACAAGCAGATCATCGATCCGATGCAGTACCGCAAGCTGATGCCGTTCGCAATGACCAAGGCGATCCAGTCGCCGGATGCGGACCAAGAGGCGCGGGCCAACCGGATCGCGGACGCCATCCTGACGCGGCAGAACGTGCCGCCGATGCGGTGGCAGGATAACGAATCGATTCACCAAGACGTGCTCGAGCGCAAGATTCTCTTGCAAGACGACATCGACGAGGATGTGATTCAAGTCGCCGACGCTCGCTGGCGTGAGCTGGCTAACCAAGCGGCGACCAAGCAAGGCGGCGGGGCGCAAGCTCCGGCTCCGCAACCTGCAGGACCCCAAGCGATGGGTGGGGAAAGTCCCTTCGCTCCTTCACCGGGAATGGCCCCGACACAAGCGTTGCTCCCCGGCGTGGCGGTTGAACCCGCTCAGGCCCAAGGCGCGGCAAATATGTTCGAGGCCTTTGCCCCGCAGTAACGGACCCCTTTTCAGGAGTAGTGAATGACCGCCCCAACGTTCCCCGGAGACGCCGGATCAGCCCCAGCCGAGGCCACGCCTGTCGATACAGGCGCGTACTTGGATCAGCTCGCGACGGAGGCGGCGCAGGCCGCACTCCCGACCGATGAGGCCTACGAGCAAGCCCGGGACGACAAAGGCCGCTTTACCAAGGTGAGCGAGGTTGAGACCGCGGAAGGCGAGGAGACGCCCGCACCCAGCGCCGAGGCCGAGGCGCAGGCAGAGGCTCCGAGCGAGACCGACGGCGATGCCGCCACCGAGACCCCCGTTGTTCCGGACCTCCCGCTCGCGGATCGCGAGCCGATCGTCCCGCTGACCGTGCAGGTCGCGGGGGCGGAGATCAAGGGGTTGCCGGATATGACCATCACCTACACCACGCCGGGTGGCAAGACCCGCACCGACCCGCTGGACAAGGTCGTGCGCCTCGCCGCGGACGGCATCTACTCGGAACAGCGCGAGCAACGCTTCCGCTCGATTGAACAGCAGGCGCTTCAGGCCCAGCAAGAGCTCGAGGCCTACAAGCAAGAGCTGGCTCAGCAGAATGCCTACCTCGAGCAACTGATGACCGATGAGAATCGGTATCTGAACGAGAAGGACGTGTGGGATCGGATGAACACGCCGGAGATGCGCCTCCAGCGCGAGCGCGAGCAGTTGGAAGCTCAGCGTCAGCAGATGGAGCTTCAGCGCATTGCCAGCACCGGGGAACAGTACTTCACCCAGACCTTGACGCCTGCGCTCGATATGATCGCCTCGGCCGTGCCTGCGGTTGAGCCGGAAGAGCTGGTGGCCAAGGTGACCTTGTATGTCAAGCAACTGGAAGGGCGAAAGGGCTACCTGACGCCGGACCAGTACAACTACGTCAATCAGTTCCTCATCGAAGAGGTCGCGCCGTGGGCGCAGAGCCTGAACGAGTCGCGGCAGGAGAAGTGGGGCAAGCGCTCCACCCCGGCGACTGCTCCGGCCGCCACGCCTGCGGAGACCAAGGCCGCTTCGGTGCAGACGCAGAAAGCCAAGGCCACGGTGGCCAAGGCGATGAAACCCGTGGGACGTGGGGCCGCTCCGGCTCCGAAGTCCCGACCCGCTCCCACCAACGTCGATGACATAATGGAAGACGCTGTGCAATCGGCGATCGACGCGGTGCTGGGAGCTTAACCCTTAGGAATATCAAGCAATGCCGAATCCGACTGTTATCACCGATAGCGAACTGGCTGGGTTGCTCAAGAACGTGTATGCGAACTTCCGCGAGAAGGTCCAGAACACGGTCACCCCGCTCGTCGCGCAACTCTCCAAGGCTCGCGAGGGCGGGCCGAAGAACCTCCGCTGGGGCGGCAATGGCGTCTACTGGGACGTGGTCCTTGGGCGTCCGGCTGGCGGCAACTTCTCGAACGCGGGCTGGTTCGGGAAGGACACGACCGCGACGGAAAAGCAGGCGAACACGGGCGTCGTCCGTGGGTACGTCCGCCGTCAGGTCGATGGGCTCGCGCTCATCGGCACCAAGAGCAAGGAGGCCGCGTTCCAGACCCTCGCTCGCAAGACGATGGAAGAGCTCCGTGAGGCCTCCGCGCTGATGATGCAGGCGTCGTTCCACGGCGCTGGCAACGGCATCCTCGCCACCATCGGCACCGCGTCGTCCACCGTGTCCATCATCGTCTCCTCGCCCTACGGCGTGAGCGGCGCTGGGCAGGGCTCGCTCCTCATCTCGGTCGGCGACTACATCGCCGTCCTTGACTCGACGGGCGCGACGGTCCGTGGGCGGGCGCAGGTCTCGGCCATCCCGACCGTCTCGGGTGCCAACTCGACCCTCACCCTCGACACCTCGATCGGGTCGATGGCGGCGGGCGACATCATCGTCAAGGCCTCGGCCTCTGACACCTCGTACAATGCGGCCACCAACGGCCTCATCAACATCACCAACCGTGGCGGGTCGTATGCCTCGCTCCACGGGCTCTCGGCCTCGACCTACGGCATCTGGAACGCGATCCGGATGACCGCGGGCACCGATACGCCGGATGCCGCCCAGCCGACGGAGTCGGACATCTGGGATCTCATCCAGCGTGTCTCGGGCTTCTCGGGCAAGGACGCGATGCTCCGCCCGCAGGAGTTCCTGCTGATGACGACCCCGGGCGTGGGCAAGAAGCTGATGGAGAGCTTCATCGGCCAGCGCCGCTTCGACGCCAAGGACACCGCCAAGGTCATCAAGGGCGGGTACAAGGCGGTCGAGGTCTGCGGGCTTCCGCTCGTGATGGATTACTACGTCCCCGCTGGGACTCTGTACCTCATCCACATCCCGTCGCTCGCGCTCGTTGACGCGAAGGACTGGGGCTTCGTGGAGTACGAGGGCGCGGGCCCGGTCCGGTGGCTCGATGGGCGCGATGCCTTCGAGATGACCTACGGGTACTACGGGAACCTCGCGGCGCTCCAGCGCAATAGCCACGGCTCGATCACTGGCTACACCGACACCGTGTTCTACACGCACGTCACCGCGCAGGCCTAATCACTAGCGCGGGGGGTGGGAAGTCCCCACCCCTCGCCTAGTGGGTCTCTCACTTCTTGACTGCTATGCCTCTTAACTTCTTTGCTCCGAAGCCCGGTCGGTTTGGTGTCCAGACGGTGCAAGTCCGTTCGGGCCAGATCGGTGGGGCGAACTTTCTGGGTGGGGCGACGCCGCTGACGGCGAACACCACCACCATCTTCCGGCTCGGCGGGACCGCGGGGCGGAAGTGCCGCGTCTCGCGGTTCGGGGCGACCACCGTGACCGTGCCCGCTGATGCGGATGGCGCGATCACGGCGACGCTTCGCAAGTATGACGCCTCGGCCAACGCCGCGGTGACGCTGACCGGGGACATCGACCTCGAGGCGCTGACCACCCGTGAGGAGTCGTCGGTGGCGGTGCTCGGGACCTTGACCGATGCCCAACTCACGCTCGAGGAGGGGGACGCGCTTGAGATCCACGTCGTCTCCGACTCGGCCGCGATCGACACTCAGCCCGCCGGGCTGGTGTTTGTCGCCGAAGTGCTTGTGCTCGAGTAATGCCACTCACTGTTCTCGTGAATCTCCGCGGGAACCCCGAGCCGCCCACCGAAGTGGTGCGGCGGCTTCGGGCCGTGGACCCGAATCTTGGGCTCGAGTGGAGTTCGTTTGAGCAATGGCGGCTAGTCCGGAAGTGGCCGGAACACGACCGTCGCTGGCAGTGGGTGCAGGAGGGCAAGACACCGCCGTCCAGCGCTCACGACATCATCGGCTATATCCCAAACGACTGCGATGTCGATCAAGTGCCCGCCTACGTCACGCACCTCCTGCGGGAGTGGCCTGTCGATGAGGCGCGGGATATGCTAAGTAAGATGAATCATTACCACACCGAAGAGGCCACGGCTCCCGTGGCGCAGGCAATGGAGGAGGCGGTCGAGCAGACGATGGCCGACGTGACCGCTCCCTTGAAGAAGACTGGCCGACGCAAGAAAGTCACTCTCGCGGAGTAAGCAATGGCGTGGACTAAGGCGACGTATCTGGATCGAACGCGAGATTGGATTGACGCCACGAACTCCGATCGCTGGAGTGACAACTTCCTGTATTCGCTGTTGGATATGGCGTTTCGGGATGAGTGGCAGGGGATGCTAAACACGAACCCCTATTATCGGTTCGCCAAGCGTTCGGTAACCACCGATAGCAATGGGCAGTTCACGTTTGCTGATACGAACAGCGGCGGTGGCGACACTGCCCAGAACACTTACAAGATCATCACGCTGACCGATGGGGCGAACACGGTGTATCGGGAGACGGACTTCCGGAACGTGCCGCTCGCGCTGTCGGGGACCGAAGACTACCTGAGCTACGACCGCCAGTACTACCTGCTGGGGGAGTCGGTGCAGATCCTGCCGCAGACGGCGAGCCAGAGCCTGCAGGTTGGGGTCAACTGGATTCCGACCTCGTTTGACAACTTGGCTTCGTCGGCCTCGACGGTGGACTTTCCCACGGGCCACGAGAATCTGCTGGCCTTGTGTGCGGCCGCGATGGCGTTAGCTAAGGGCGGGGCGGAGTCGCAAGCGGCGGGCGATCTGTTTGCGCTGGCCCAGCAACGGCGTGAGGCGCTCCTTGGCGACATTGCGCGGTTGACGGGGAACCCGACCTTCCTGCAGTTCCCGGACTATGCGATGATGTGGGGCGGCTGATGGTACGGCTCTCATCTGGGCGGCAACGCATTACGGATCAGCAACCCGCGATGAACGGGGGGCTGAACTCCATCTCGGATGATCTCTCGCTTGCGCCTCAGCAACTGCGGCAGACCGCCAACGGGCGGCTGACCGATTACGGAGCCATTACCAAGCGGGGCGGCACCCAGCGCATCTCGAGCGCGGTCCTAACGGCGAATCCGGTGCTCAACGGCTTCAACTGGAGCAAGGACAACGGGACCGAGCAGATACTGGCGGTCGCCAACGGGACGCTCTACACGACCACCTACGGGGCCTTCCCGGTAACGTGGACCTCCCGGACCGGGACACTCTCGACCTCTGTGGCCCCGACGTTCGCCCAGTTCCGTGACGGCACGGGAACAGACGTGGTGTACATCGCGGACGGCGGACTGATCAATAAGTGGAACGGCACGACACTTTCGACCAACATTGCGAACTCGGTGGCGGTCGAGACCATTCAGGTCCACAACGAGCGGCTCTGGGGGTGCGGGAATAGCACCTACCCGGACAGCATCTTCTACTCGGCGCTCAACGATGGGGACACCATCGGCTACGGCGCTGGGGGTGGCGGGCAGATCATCGTCCGGACCTTCGGTGACGAGGTGGTGATCGGGCTGGCCTCCATCAACACCAGCCTTCTGATCTTCCACCGTCGCGGTATCTCGAGGCTCACGGGCTACAGCCAAGACGACATTACGGTCCAGCCTGCAGGCCTGACCGCGGACGTGGGGACGATCGCGGCGAAGTCGATCGTGGCCAGCAATAACGTGGCCTATTTCATCTCGGAGCGTGGGCTGTACCGCTGTAACGAGATGGAGGTGGCTCCGGTCGGGACTCCGGCCCAGCCTGACCCCCTCCTCCCGCTCATCCGCTCCCTGTCCGCCGCGGAGTTTGACAATATCCGGTGCGTGGTCAATCGGGCGACCAAGGAGCTCTGGATCTCGATCCCCGGAATCGGGTGCTACCAGTACCACTTGGTCCTCAATGCGTGGTCCGGGCCGTGGGATAACGCCTACATCTCCCCCGACACGACGGCTTTCTTCGAGGTCATCGACGACGACGGCCTGCCCGTGGTCATGCGCGGGGATGCCGATGGCTGGGTCTCGCTCTGCGACGCCCCGCTGATCTACACCGATAACGCCAACGCGGACGGGACGGGGGGCTCGACCTATGCGCTGGTCGCCCAGATGCACCGGATGTACTGCGGGGACGATGCGCTGGCCAAGGCCCTCCGCTGGGGCTACCTCACCGCCCAGCTCAAGGGGTCCAAGAACTGCTCGGTCTCGTGGGCCACGGATGAGACGGCTGGGAGCTACCAGCTCCCCCCCAGTTCGGCAGGCATCTGGTCTATCCTCGAGAACTGGGATACCGGGATCTGGGGTGGATCTGGGAGCCGTAACTACCGCATCCCGATGGGCGGGAACGGATACTATGTCGATATGACAATCACCGACTCTGGGCAGGCGTTGCCTGTCTTTAGCCGGATGGAAATTGAAACCTTTGCCTTGGGACGCCGCTGATGGCTACGACGGTCGGTTCACACTCAGTCTCCGCTTTTGCCACCCCAGTCAATGGTGGCCCGCTGGACGCCAACGTCGTCCGCGGCAACGATAACACGATCCGCACCGCCTACGTCGCGCACGACGCCGACACAGGCATCCACGTCCAGTCGTCCAGCTTGGCCTCCCGCCCGAGCGCTGGAACCGCTGGGCGCAAGTGGATCACGGCCGATACGGGCGTCTACAAGCTCTGGTACGATGACGGCACGACGTGGCACGAGGTCGCGGCTGGGAACATCGACGTATTCGTCATTGCGGACGAAGCGTTGGTCAAGGGCGATGTGGTCAAGGTCACTGGGTACAACAACGGCACGGGTGCGCCACGGGTCGCGAAGGTGTCCAGCGCCTCGGACGTGGCGTTCGGCATTGTCAACTCGACAAGCATTGCCAACGGGGCGACTGGGTACATCACGAACACGGGGCTTATTCAGGATGTAGCGACCAATGCGTTTAGCGTTGGCGACATCCTCTACCCCAACACCTCGGGCGGGTTTACCGCTACGAAGCCGACCTCTGGCAACTACCAGCCCATTGCCTTCGTCCTCCGCTCCAACGCCAACAACGGCGTCCTGTACGTCGAGTTCTCGACGCCTCGGATCGTGGAGCGGTCGGACAACACGGCCAGCACCATCGTCCTCCGCGACGCCTCGGGCAACTTCAGCGCCGGGACGATTACCGCCGGGGCGGTAACCTCGACTGGGCTGGTCACCTTCGCCAGCCTCAAGGGGACTGGGGCCA